GTTGGAGCAGATTGAACATTGCCGAAGTACGCTAATACCATCTTTGGGTTACTCGCAGATAGTTTACCGAGTTGTTCAGCAGTAGTTCCTAGTTCTTTTGCCTTTTCAACAACAGCAGTATTAGCTGCTTCAGCAGTTCCGAACTTAGAAACTAGGGCGTCTGAAACAGTAGCTTCATTAACTTTAGATTTAGACGCTGTCTCTCTCTTAGTAAGAAGCTGTTCAAACAGAGCAACCGTTTCATCTTGACCTAAGCCTTGTACTGAGGTGTCAGTATTTGCTTGAGTGTCTTTTAAACGGGATACGATATCTTCGACCGACTCGTGTTTGGCTACTGCTTCGCGAAGTTGAGCAAGCTCTGTATCCTTGTCTACAATCTGAGATTGAAGCTGAGGGATGAACTCTTGTGCGTTACGCAGCCCTTCTAAGGCTTTCGGTACATCATCGTATTTTTGCCCACCGTGCTCATTCTTGATAGACGCTAACTGGTCGTTGAAGACGCTACCGGGAACACTTGTGACAGGAGTTACAGCGGTTGGCGCATCTCCTTCTTTAACTTTTGTTGGATCATTGAATACTGACTGGTCGGTCATGTATGTTTCCTTTTTATTTTAAAATTGTTATATTAGATATACTGACTTCGTCAGCAAGTCTTGTTATCTTTCTTTTTATTATATTAAGTAAGATAGATCAGACTGTGATAAGGTTCATTTTATTCACTCTTATGTATTTCTAATATTTCTAATATATTTATATATACCAGTATTTTCAGAAAAGTGCCAGTGAATATTGCTATTTTTCTGTAATTAATGCAATTATTTCTTTCATCGCCCTAATATACTTAGCGTTAGCTGCTTGTTCAAGAGCCCAATTAGGTTCCTTAAATGCGTCATCACTCGTCATCACATTGAACTTCGTATGAATCTTCTCTTCTAATATCTCAGCCAAGCGGCCTCTAATGAGGCCACATGCTTTGAAAGAAGAAGTAATGTCTTCGGTACGTTGTTCGTTCTGTCCTTTAGTCCATACTGTCTTCATGATATTCCTATACTGTTGGAGTCTCTGCTTCTACTTCAAGATCCTCTCCAGCTTGATTCATAAGCCTTTGGGTTTCTTGTTGCTCGAAGATAGCTACATTCGCTTTGAAAATTTCGTACTCTTCAGTACCCGTAACATCCTCAACAAACTTAGCTAGATTAATACCAGAGATGTGAGGGGCTAGTTGCTGTGCAGCACCGCTGTTAAGGACACCTAGTACGTTCTGTAGGTCTTGAGCCTTCTTAGCGAAGTGTCTAGCACCGATAGGTCTAAGCTTACCAGCAGCAGTAATATCAGCTTTGGTAATCGTCAAGAACTTAGCTACACCAATGTCATCATCCATTACACGAATAACATCACTACCTTGCATATTTCTCTGAGAGGATTCAAGCATAGCATTGAGCGTCTTCTCAAGAAGTTGAATTTCAAACGATGTAATCTTCTCTTGGAAGATACGGCTTGATGCGTTATCGAGGGTTTGTACTTCAAGAGCTGTCTTCTCTCCGGGGGAGCGAATACCCATAGCTTCTCTAGGAGCACCTGCATAGAGTTCCATACGCTGCTCTATCCCTTGTATTTCGATAGAAGCGGTAGTTACCCCTTGGGCTCCCTTGCCCATCTCTTGTACGTCTCCTCCTTCATCAATGTGAATCTCAGCTCCCGGCCCCCATACGAACTCTTCTACCTCTCCAATGATCTTCAGAGGAGGATGAACTAGGAGATCCATAGCATCATCTTTCATATTCTCTAGATGGTCTAGACGATATTGAAGACCTACGAGATTATCTAGTGGCCCCATTGACCAGAGGTTATCTGGACGGAGTCTCCAACCTACATGATAGATAGGAGCATGCCCTAGCCAAGTAGGAATATCTTCCATGCTTACGATAGAAGCTCTATCAGCGATAACGATTTTCTTCTGTTCGTGAAGAGTATCTGTTTCTTTATCGTAGTAGTCTCCATAGAATGTAAGGAGTTCTACATAATCTGATTGATAATATTCATACATATTACCGAAACCATCTGCTGAGTATCCTCCAAGCTTACGGCTTACTTCTTGACGCTTCATCAAAGCTTCTGAAAAATGACTACTCTCAGGTTCTACCAAAGACATCTTCTTTACTTCGCCAATAGTCTTCATTGAACGAATAATCTTAAATGTATTCTGAAAAGACGAGGCGAGAGGGTTGAAGACAATATCATAAGGGCTGATTCGTCTAATGACTGGCCCAATATAGTCAGGAATCTTCTCTCCTTCCTCTGTCTCTTTGTATCGAGCTTCAAAGTCTACAGTAGCAAAAGCATTGCCATAGTCAATGTAATCATAGAGAAGACGAGAGACATCACCTCGGAAGTTACTCTCCCGTGTCTTGTTCCCCATATACGCCTCTACAGCGTCTCTCTTCTCCTTCAAACTATCTTCCTTACCATAACCTTCCCAAGACAGCCAACGGTCATTAGGGAACAATGTAGCTAGGTAATTGGAATGAAGGTTGTCACGGATCTGTGTAAGCTTTGGAACGGTTACAGAGTTCTTCCAAGGAAGAGCACCAGCAGTAGTAGTAGAAGTGTCTGTTGCAAAGATGTAATCTCTAAGCTCTTTCCACTCCTCAATCTTCTCTCTTCGTTGATTATTGAAACTATCCCATTGTGTAGAAATCCATGCGGCTGCATCATCTCTTGCTATAAGGGAGGTAATTTGTGCTACTTTATCACTCACTGATATCTCCTAGTGTTTGAATGCGACACCGCCAAAGCGTCTGTGTGTTTGAATAACATTTTCATATCCGAAGTCTTTAATACCTCTAGATTGTTTTGGTTTGATTGTAATTGCTACAGCAGAAGCTAAAGCATCCTTGAGATCATCGTGAGGAGGTCTAGACAGAACCAGCTCTTCTTCAAGAATTTTAATGAAGCCTCCTTTGTAATGCCATATTGATTGGTTATCATATCTGTGCTCTAGTGTTGCAGAGATACGCTCTTCTTTACTACCCTCGTGCCTACTAGGACGATAGGGTTCAATAGAAAGACGTAAGCCTTCCTTCTTGACATAGTCCTTGATATCATTAACAATAATCTGTTGAGCGACTGTAACCTCTGCCCTTATCTTCTTAAACTCCCAATGTGAATGTAGGGCAGCTATCTTCTTGAAGTATTCAATAGTTCTATCTGTCTTGAATCTTTCTATATCTAAAATATAGATGTCTCCGTCACTATCTATCCCTATTACAACAATAGCAGTATAGTCAGCTTTCTTAGACAGACTGAATGCGAAGTCAATAGACGCATATACATTCAGCTTCTTATCCTTAAAGAACCAATTCCCACCTTCTTGATGTAGATGCCTCTGTTCATAGTATTGAAACTTATCTCTACTGATTCTTTCAGAACCGGGATTGTTTGGATTATTATAATACTGTGCATAGAACTGCGTAGTATCTTCATACTCGGCTCTAATCCTTGCTAGTACATTGAGATTAAACCCAAAAGCTTTACCATCACTACGACTCTCTCTGGGCCATAGGAACACTCCATCCTGTTCAACTACATGTTCTTTAATACTCCATACAGGAGCTTGGTCTACAATCTCTTGAGTCTCCTCATCATACACCATCATAGTCTGAGTCTTCCAAGTATCGTATATATCTGCTGGATGGTAACGAGTACCACATGCTTTTGTAAAGCCTCCAGCATTACGAATAGAAGTCATCTGGGACATAGAGTTAATTACTTTACGTCTTCCATCTTCTGTATAAGCATTATCAGGAACAACAACGTCATCAGCTACAACTACATCTGCGTGCCACCCAGTCGTATTGGTAGTCAAGCCAGCAGTAGCAACTGTCCAGTCTCTTATACCTTCACGTCTTCTTTGTGGGTGGTCTACAGCTATTTTACTTACTGCCCACTTCTCTCGTCTTCCTTCTTCTGGATTAACCATGTTAGGGAAGTAACGAGTATAGATATCTGAGGTGAGAATATTCTTTATATCGTATAGCTGCTTCTCAGCGAGTTCAGCCGTAGCGGACATATAAAGAATAGTCGTCTCAGGCAATCTAGTAATGTACCATGCACACCATACTGCAACTGCATGACTCTTCATGTGAGCACGAGGAAGGAGGAGGAGTTGATTTCCTTCTTC